GCAAGAACTTCATACCAGGACTGCCAACTGCAAAGATACAGGCGGACATGCTGTGGTCATCGACGGCTTCTACGGTGCACACGGCTTTGCACGACTTTGGAGAGCACCACGTGACGATACTGCCTGAAGGATACACGGCTGGTAATCCGAGCATCTCCATGCCCTACACGCAGGCAAACTACACGCCAAAGGGAACGCCGGATTCGGCGCTATCTGTGGGCACGATCAACTTCGTCAGTCATGGGGATAACGAGGGCGTGGAGTTTGGCAAGGTGCTGTATCACGGAACCATCACCAACACCACCACCAGCACGGCGTATCAGTTCAACTCTGCGCAGGCAACGGCACGATGTTCAGCCACGCTGCACATCTGGAGCTCGTGCGCTGCGGATACCTACGTGGTAAAGATACAGGACTGTGCAACTGCTAACGGGTCTTATAACGACCTCATCACCTTCACGGCGGACGGGAGCGCGGTGCTATCCGAGAGACAGACGGTAGCAAGCGGAACAATTGACAAATATTTGAAAGTAGTTGCGACACGGACAGGGAGCGCGGGGGATTCCTTCGGCTTCACCGTTCACTACGCACAATACTAAAGGAGACACAAATGGCTAAAGTTTCAGCAAAAGGCGCGGTCATCACCATTGATGATTCAGCAGGAAGCCCGCGGGATTTATCAACAGATTGCGTGAGTTTCGAGATCCAGCAGGACGCGGGCGTGATCGACGTAACCGGATTCGGGGACGGCAGCAAGAACTTCATCCCTGGCTTACCGGTGACAGGTATCACCTTTGAGTTCCTTTACGACACACACACCACCTCTGGCGCTTACACGGTGCTGAAGGGCATCCTCAACAGCGCAACCAGCAAGACCGTGAGCGTGAAACCGGAAACCGCTGGAGAGACGCTATCGGGCGAGTTCTGCCTGGACAACTTCGCAGTGAAGGGCACGCCTGATGGGGCGCTGAGCATCGGAACAGTGCACTTCAGCGTAATGGGCGGAACCGCACCGGCGTGGGCGTGATATGGATAAAGTGAAACTGGTAGTCACGCAGGAGAAGTTTGACCGTAATTTCTCCATTGACGATTGGTTCAACTTCGACAAGCTATCGCAGAAGGAAGTTTACGAAAAACTGTTGCTGTTCGTGACCGATGAGGAAGGCAAGGAATTATCGGTTGACGAAGCGCGGGCGGTGTTCAAGAGCATCCCGAAGGCGGAATGGCTTGAGGTCGTGACCGAGTTCGTGAAGGCGGTCAATGACGCGTTCGTAAACCCTACGAAAGGGAGCAGTTAAGGTTTGCCATAGTAAGCAAAACCGCATCTGCTCCCGCGTGGGTTGGCGTGCTTGACGCGGCGGAGAGTTGGGGCGTGCCGCCGTGGGAGATCGTAGCAGGGTCGAAATTGCTGTGGCTGCACAGGTACTACACGCTGAGGAAATTGAGGGCGAACCCTGATGGCTAATAGAGTTGATATTGATATTTATGCAAACGACAAAACCGGCGGCACTCTAAATAATATTGAGGGCAAGTTTAGCGACCTTGAGGGTGGCTTTCAAGCGCTTACCGGAATATCGCTTACAACTGCTGGTGTAATAACGGCGATTGGAGGGGGAATCAGCGCCGCTGTTGATTATACAAAAGATGCGATTGAAGAAACAGTTAAATACGGGGATCAGGTTGCTACCCTTTCAAGAATTACCGGCAGCTCATTAGAAGACACGAGCAGACTAATTCAAGTCGCACAAGACATGGGTATTGAATACAAAGACCTGGCCACGGGTCTTGGAAATGCAACAAAGAACGGTGTTGACACGTCAATTGAGTCACTATTATCACTTGGAGAAGAATATAAAAAATTAGAAACACCTATAGATCGCGCGAAGTGGCTAACAGAAAACTTTGGTGCGGCAGGTAGAGATCTGGAACCAATATTCGCGGCGGCGACAGAGTCAATCGTTGCAGACATGGGAAAAGTGGATGAGGCGCTGGTATGGGATGCAGAAAAACAAGAGTCAGTTGATGCTTACAAGCAGGGCATGGCCGAGGTAAAGTCAGCTTTTGAGGAAGTGAAAATAGAAGTCGGAACAAATTTTCTTCCTGTTATTCAAACGGTGTTGAATCTAATGAATGACAAAGAGGGTTGGCGCAGCGAGGGCTATAAGCGGATGTTGGGGGATATAAAAACCGAGTCTTGGGCAGCAATAGGCGTTCTAAAAGAACTTTGGGGCTGGTTGCAGTTAATCGCTACCGGTCCATCCGGTGGCAAACCCGTAAGCGCAGCCGCTCTTGGCATTGGTGGAGTTGCCCCAGAAGCTCGCGCTGTTGGCGGTGCAGTAGCGCCGAACGTGCCTTACCTTGTGGGCGAGAACGGGCCGGAAATCTTTAAGCCGAACGCGGCAGGCACTATCATCCCGAATGGGCAGATAAGCGATTATTCAGGCGGCGGCGAGGTGGACTATGACCGCATGGCGCGCGCGTTCATCGAAGCCCTAGAAAGGTCAAGTTTAGTCCGATGACATCAACAGCATATTACCCGACCATCAAGTGGTACTACTACAACGCAACCGGCGCGGCATGGGTGGATATATCCGGCTACGTGCTGACCAAGCAGGGCGTGAGCGGGCATTGGGGGATGCGCTCAAACAAATACACCGACAGGCTTGCGGCGACCGGCGAGATGCGGATGCTGCTGGATAACACCGACGGCGTGTTCGACCCAGATGACGCTTCTGCGCTGACCGGCTGGGCGATCAACACGAAGGTCAAGATGGTGGTGACCTTTGACGGCGTGGATTACGTGCGCTTCTACGGCAAAGTGGACACACTCAAGTTTAGCGACCCCAACACGCACGAACACACCGCACAGGTGCTGGTGAGCGATTGGATGGGCTACGCGTACAAGAAGACATTGGGCGAGCAATCCATCGAAACGTACAAGCGCGGCGGCGAGTTGTGCGCAGAGATCGTCACGGAGGTGGGGCAGACCCCGCTTGCGACAAGCTACGCGGTGGGCGATTACGAGTTCCCGGCGGCCTTCGATTCGATGACAACGACAACCAAAGCCGCCACAGAGTTGAACAAGATTGTGCTATCCGAGAACGGTTACTTCTACAACCGCCACGACAAGGTGAACGGCGAGACGCTTGTATTCGAGGCGGAGAGCACAAGGAACAGCACGCGCACGGTGAGCAAGCTGCCAAAGTTGGTCGCGGATTGCGGATTCGTATTGAAAGCAGGCAGCGCAACTGATCACGTTCTCATAGCTGGCAGCGCAACGGACAAGGTAGTGATGAATGAGGTGCAGGACGCGCATATCAACGGCACGGCGCAACGGTATGAGCGCACGCACGGTGAGAACATCCTCAACAAGGTGACAGTCACCGCTTATCCAAAGAGAACGGACACAGAGGAGCAGACGCTATACTCGCTGGGCGAGGTGATAAGAATATCATCCGGCGAAACAAAGACGATCAACGTGAGGTATCAGAACGCGGACACAAAGGAAAGTTGTAACGCGATTACCTCGTTGATGGTTGACCCCGTTGCCACAACCGATTACACGATGAACACGCGCAAGGATGGCAGGGGTACGGACTTGACATCATCCTTGACCGTGAGTGTGGTATTCAGGACGGCGGAGGCGGAGATCACGCTGACGAACACGAGCGGGTATCTCGGCCAAATCACGAAGTTGCAACTTCGCGGGTATGGGGTTTACCAGGATTCGAGCATCAAAGCGGTGGTAGAAGACACTTCATCGCAGGCGTCCTACTCAGAAACAGAGTTGAATATCGAACAGCAATACCAGCGCGATGTTGTGGCTGGTAAACTCTGGGCTAAAAAGATTGTCGGAGTTGAATCGTCGCCACGAACAAAACTCAACAAGATTACTTTCTGCGCTAACAAGTCGGAAATGAGGATGTTGGCGTTCCTCGCGTGCGATATTGGCGACCTCGTAAAGATTACGGAATCTGGATTGAACCTTGACGGGTATTACTACTACATCAACGGGATTGAGTTTGCTATCACGGAAGGAAATATCATTACCTACTCGTGGATTTTGGATGATTCAGCTGGAATATCTGAAAATAGATTCTCAAATGTCGCGCTTGAGTTTAGTCCGTCTTCTGAGGACATTATTGAATTCGGGGAAATTCCTTCACTCGTTGATTTACCAGACCAGTCAATAACAGCATGGTGTGACGTTACATTCACCGGTGCTTTTGGCGATATTGTCTGCATGTGGGTTGATAATGTCGGTGGTTTAGAGTGGAGTGTTGGAATACACGAAACAAATGGATTAATGATGAATTTGGTCATGCCTTATGCAGGTGGGGGTGGTTATTGGTTTTCCGGTTACGAAAGCGAGATAACAAGCGGTGGAAGTTTTGTTTTTCTTGGAGTATCAATAACTGGTACAGTAATAAAGTTTTATATAAACGGGGTATTGAAAACAACATATGTATTGATAGAACCGATTGGTACACGACTTAGTTATAGCGGTGCAAATTATACAGTTGGGAACATTCGATCAATAAACCCCCCAGAAGATTATAGCAAACCGTTTGTTGGAAAACTCGCGGATATTCGCCACCACAACGTAATTCTAACAGAAGACGAAATGATGCAAGTTTATACAGATGGTATTGGTGGCGCGGGTGTAACGCGCGGTTTATTATTCCATACGCCCGCAATACTAACAAGTAAACTATCTACCTTAACCGACCAAACACTCGCAAGCACGGACCGCGTATTCGATAGCGTGAACGGGTATGCAGGAACGCCCGGCGGGTCGGTGGTTGTCCGCGCGATTACTTAAGGAGCAATAATGGCAGACACACAAGAACAATCATTACCTACAATCACCCCCGTTGACGGCGATTACTTCCGCGCAGTGGATGACCCAGGCGGGTCACCGGAAAGCGCGAACGTCACGGGCACGGCGCTTAAAGCGTACCTCAAAACCTACAACGACACGCTGTACTACGGCACGGCGAACGTATCCTACGTATCGAGCAACTTCTCGAAGACCAGCGATACCACGCTTGCGAACATCACGGGGCTGACGTTCACGACTGCGAGCGGTGGGAAGTACCGCTTCCACGCCAACCTGTTCCTAAGTTGCGGCGCATCGGGCGGGGCGAAGGTTGCCATCTCCGGAACGAACACGGCGACAAAGATTCAGTACCTCACCTCGCTCAGGACTGCTACCGCGTGGGTGGGCAAGGTGAACACGGCTCTTGACGGGGATTATGGCACAACGGCGGCGCACGTGATGGCGATTATTGATGGTTACATTGACGTGAACAAGGGCGGCACGCTGACGGTGCAGTTCGCGCAGAACGCATCCAACGGCACGCCATCAAATGTATTAGAAGGCAGTTGGTTTGAGGTGGATAAGATTGGCTAAGCCGATTATTGACGTCAGCTCAGGTGGAAAGGTGCTTACCACTTTTTTGATACTGGAAAAGACGATGGCGCTTGATGATTGGGACTGAATTTATCGCGTGTTTGGTGATTGTGCTGGCAGGGTTTGCCGTCATAGCCTCTGTACCTATATTGACCTGGTATTGGCTGGCAACCTATGACGCGCGAAAGGATGATGACGATGAAGTTTAATGATCTGGCAGTACGCGGGATTGACATAAGCGGGTACAACGGAGCAATTGACTGGGCGAAGGTGAAGGCATCTTCGCATTTCGTGATTATCCGTGCAGGGTATGGCAATACGACTGATAAGACGTTTTTGGCAAACTGGAAGAACGCCAGCGTGCCGAAAGCAGCTTATTGGTATATGGACTACTACTCGAATTGGTACAACAAGGAATCGAAAGCCTATGGGTTGTCAGATGTAGCCTTTGGGTTATTGCAGGCAAATTACTGCTGGGAATTGCTGAAGGGTGATCCTGGTGGAAGCATCGTTTGGCTGGACATTGAGAGCGGCGGCGCGGACTACTCGCCGAACATTACATCATCACCAGCGGCGGGGCACGCGCAGGCGATTGCCAAAGCATTTTTGATGGAGATGGACAGGCTCAACGGGCGAAAGAACGGCATTTATTGCTCCGTGGGACTTCTGACTTGGTTCGACAAGTGGTTTCGCGATAGACCATTGTGGGTGGCATGGTACACCAAAACGCAGACCGTAGACAGCGTGCTGAAAGCCGTTAAGGCGCGCGGCTGGGACGGCGACACACTGATGTGGCAGTATGCCAGTGATGGGGATATTGACGAGGATGGCAAGGGCGATGGTAAGCAATTAGGGTCATCCTACAACTGGCTGGATTTGAACGTGTGGATTGGTGACGATGCCGATTGGTTGAACTGGAAGAACGGAGGCGTGATGGACATAAAACCGTTGGCGCAGGGTGATGCGCGCTGGGGCGGGGATAAGTTGGGCACAAGCAACACCACAATATCGGGCTATGGCTGCCTGATTACGTGTGTAACGATGATGCTTAATCATCTGGGCTGGGCAGAGACACCCGGCACGCTGAACGTGAAGCTGCGGGATAATGGTGGTTATCATAACGGTAATTTGTTTGTGTGGGGGTCATTGAGCGCGCTGTACCCTGGTGTCAAATTCGCTTATCGTTATTCAGGCTCCGCGACAGACAAGATAAACGCGAGTTTGGCGGCAGGAATGCCCGTAATCGTGCACGTGGATTATAACCCGTCAACACCGGCGATTGACGAACACTGGGTTCTGGTGGTGGGGAGGCAGGGAGATGATTATATTATCAACGACCCGAAAGACGGCAAGCAATTGTTGTTCTCGACCAGATACGGTGTGGCGAGCAAGAACATCCATACCGTATGCACGTACAACTTCTCAGGAATTGTACCGCCAGTTGAACCCGAACCAGAACCCTCCCCGATAGAGGCTGGGCAGGTAGTTGCTACTTTGGTCAATCTGAACATCCGCAAGGGCGCTGGAACAAAGTATGGCGTTTGGGCGACTGCACCGAAGGGAACAAAATTAGACGTGCTGGAAATCAAGGGCGATTGGGTGCGGGT